AGTTCTCTCCATAGCTGTGAAGCTTAGAGTATATCCAGATAGATCACCCATAGCAGCTCCAGTAACGATAGTTCCACCAGTAACATCAGCACCATGCTCTCTACCTACCAACCAGAAGTTTCCATTATAGTCTTCAACTACAACGTGAGGGCGACCAAAAGAAAGAAGTTTGATTTGATAGTTGTCCTCTTTTGACAATGAAGGAAGTGTTAGTTCCAATACCTGTTGGAAAACAGTTGTTCCATTCTCTCTAGATGATTGAATGGTTTGGGTCAATGAAGAGTTCCCTTTGATAGCAAACTTGTATGCTGTTGAAGCAGCAAAGTCAGCAGCAGCTACCGTATCTTCAGAACCAGCGGTTGTAATCAAAGTGCTGTCCACTCCATAAGCCATGAAATAAACATTCTTTAATCCACCAACCTGATCCTTGCAAGGAAGTAATCTTCCATTAGAAATAAAATCGCAACTCATGATATATGTGTTTTTATTTGAAAAAGGGTAGGCAGGCTCAAGGCTCACCTACCCGTTCTCGTTAGACAATAAATTTATTAAGCTAGTGTTAGCAATACAACTTCAGATCCGATTCCGTAGTTTACACCAGCGGTAAAGCGCATAACGATGCGAACATTTTGAGATCCGTCAATGTCAGCCATATCAATAACTTTCACTTCTACGTGGTCTTGCAACAATCCAGTACCGAAGTACAAGTTAGAAGCTTGAGCAGCTACGATGTGGTCAGCAGGCATACCTGGGGCAAGTTGAACTTTAACACCTTCAAAAGAAAGAGCGTTTCCGTTGTTATACCACATAGAACCTTGAGCGTTGATACCAGCAGCACCTAGTCCAGAAGCACCAAATCCATTCAAAGAGCGGATGTATTGTTGGTAAGCTACAGTTGGTACATACAAGGTCAAGTCCTCAGCACCGTAAACAGCAGATGGAACATCGCTAAGTACGTTTCCAAATAGAGTTTGGATGTTAGTAGAAGAGAATGCAGTCTCAGATCCGTTAGCAGCGTCAATAACGTCAGCATCAGCAGCCATAAGAACTGTGAACCCGTCAAACTCACCAACATTTCCGTTTACACCACCCCAGATGTTTTGCTCAGTTTTTTGAGCAACACCAGCAGCTACATAAGCAACGAAGTAGTCAGCAAAAGATTTAGGTAAGCTATCGTGAACAGAGATACCCATAGATTGAGCTTCCCAGTCGCTACGAAAATCTTTCTTACACAATTCAATGTTAATTTGGAACTCTTCTGGAGAAAGAACTCTCTCAGTCAAAGTAACAGATCCAGTATCAGTAAAGTCACAAGATGCGTTTTTGATGATGTCAGAAACAGCTAATTTCTTGATTTTCTCTTGATACTTGATGTTAGTTCTTAGGCTAATAGCCTGATCATTCAAGGTTTTCCCTGAAAGTAATGCAGCAGCGATGTATTTATTTGCAAACTCGCCTGCATAAGTTGTGGTGATACTAGTAGTAGTTGCCATTTTTAATTATTTATTTATTATTCTTAGTTAAACATTTTTTCGTAAACAATACTTTGAGTATTTCTTGGCTTGTTTAGGTTCAAGAAATTCTGAGGTGCAGTTTCTACAGCCTCTGGAGAGTGAGTAATTGGTGCAGCACCATCTTCTTGTGAAGAAAGTTCTTCTTTAGCCAATTCTTCAGTTGGAACCTCAACTTCCATCTCTTCAGAACCCATTTTCTCTACGATAGCATCATACATAGCTTTCATCTCTGCAACAGCAGTAATCAGCTCTTCTTTAGTAGCATACTTGTCGTCATCCATAGGCTCTTCAGCAGGTGCTTCCACCGCTTCGGGATCATTAACTTCCATCTCTTCTACTTTCTCTTCTGCTAGCTCAATTTGCTCTTCAGCAACGATTACTTCTTGTGGCTCTTCAGCAGAAAGCAAAACTGATTTCAGTTTCTCTACAATTTCAATCGCTTTCATAATTTTAATTTATATTAAGTTAACTATTGATTACAATGCGTGTTGCATTTTTATTATATACTACCTATGCCTTGATTTATGATTTTGCCCTTGCAGCACTTTCTGCTGTAGGTACCATTGTCACATAAACAAGCCTTTCTGTTCTCTCTAGGACTAGTAGTTGAGCGAACATCTTTTTGTTGATTATTCTTACGCATAACTTTGTGTTTTTTGTATAAAGAATATAATATCCCAAATCTGAGCAGTACCTCCGTTAGCAGTTATCTTCCATTGACTTCCGTTAGTAACGAAGCTTGAGTCAGCATAGTATTGGAACATTGCGTGATGATCGTGAGCCGCATCGTTTCCTTTAGGAAAACTTATGGTATCTCTGATTCTATCGTATGGAGTTCCATTTCCTCCCTGAAAGTGCATCTCTAAATAAGTCTGGTTTGCATTAGGTGCAGAATACTTAAACACGACAGTCATTATATATGTGTCGTTTACATTATTCGCTATTACCTTTTGCGTAGAATTGTTGTAGTAATCTACACCAGTATAACTTCTATATGAAGCACCCGCATTATTAGGCAGAACAACCTCAACTCCAAGTGCTAAGTTTAACTTACCTGAAGAAGTATATTGTGTATCATCATATCTAGCCCATCCAATGCCAGAGCCGACACCAGATTGCGGGTATAACTTTACCCACTCACCGCCAAAAACAGTCCATACACCAGACTCAGTGGTAACGTAAGCACCTTCCTCTATTTGATAGAAGTTTCTGGTTGCATCGTCATCAACATCAACCTGAACCTTATAAGATGTATTCTTTATCATCTGCCTTGTCCTCTATATAGTTTCTTGTAATTCTTACTTGACTTAAGACCAGATGTCTTTGTCTTAGCGTGAACCCCAGGTCTTGACACCTCTGGCTTCTCGTACTTTACTACAGCTTGCTGTTTCTTTGCCATATTATTCTATCTCGTCTAAACCTCTAAGCTTTGACTCAACCCAAGACTTCATTGTCTTTCCACCCCATAACAAATAGCTAATCGTACCGCAAGCCTCTGGCTTTGCTGGGTCGTAATACTCTTCTGCCCTGCTTAGGTAGCTGTAGATTCTCTTCAAAGTTGGCAGAGTAAAGTTCTCTCTGCTCACAATCTGTTGTGCTCTTACTTTTCCTACTTGAGTTGCGCATTTATTGCCTAGTTCTTTGTTACGTTCAATTCCTAATTTAGCATTGCTTACAGCAGAGTCTGGATAGCCTCCATAAGACTCTAGTTCTACCTCGCTAAAAGCATCTATAGCTTCTAGTAATGTAAACTCAGCATTTAGTTCATCAACACACTCTTGGCAATCTTCTTTCTTCAGAATCTTAGAAAGCATATCAGACTTGTCGCTAAAGTACCCCTCAATAGAGAAACCTTTAACCTTACCAGTCTTAACGTAATCATCCCAGACATCTTGGTTGTTCACCTTTACAGATACCATCCAAGTGCCTTTAGGCATCTTTAAGTTGTATAAAGAAGACTTGTCAATTTCCTCGTCTTCTACAATCCAGCTTTCTACAACAGACAATCCATTAATCTCATACTCGTGTTCTAGAGTTGAGTTATTTTGGTTGCCATTAGATAAAAACAACTGAGCCGCTTTTCTTACTGTATCTTCGCTAAAGAAGATGTAGTATTCGTCTCCAAGTTCATTTCTTCTGTATATATGCTTATTTGGGATTAGTGCTGGACCCATGAGGATCTTCTTCTCAGCACTAACCTGAGCCATCTCTATTTTCTGTGACTTTAAAGCAACAAAGTCTTCTTCAATAGCAGGCTGCTCAACAATGGAAATCGCTTCTACTCCGATGCGATCCTTGCTTTCGTCTATGAATAATTCAAATACCTCCATACTAGGTTAACTTACAGATTGATAATCGTTTTATATTGAGGCTCCCTCAATGATGTTTCTCTCTAGCTGTTGTGCAGTAGTTACGTCAGACGCAACAACATAAGCCCTTACTGGCTCACTCATTACACCAGCAACAGCAGCAGCTATCTGATTCTGTATAGAACCACCAACTACATTAAAGCTAGGAGCATTAGTTTCACCAAGACCTTGAGAAGACAAATTTACTGACGGAGCCTCTTTAGGCACAAATGTCTGATTCGCTATAGCTTGAATCTGAGCAAGACCAGCAGCCCCAACAACACTAGCAGCTACTAACGAACCTGGGAACGCAAAGTCCAAAGCTTTTGTTATAGCTAATGCAGTATTGATGATAGCATTAGATATGTTTGCCGCTTTGTTCAGTTTAAATCGCTTCTCTTCTATTATGTTCTGCTTCTTAAGCAACTCAGCGTCATTCTTAGCTATTTGTTGGTTAATTGCATCTCTTTGGTCCGCTGTGAGCTTTTCGTTTCTTAAACGGGCTCTAAG